TAGTAAGTAATCTAGCATTAACATATATGTTTGCAGATGTAAAATTTAAATTAGCTGTATCAAAAGAAACATTTGCTTGAGCAAAGGCAATATTTGCTTGTGCAAAAGCTACGTTAGCATATCCTGCAGCTAAACCATAATTGATATTACCAGTAGCAAAAGCAGTATTAGCTTGATTAAAAGCAACATTGGCCTGGGCAAATGCAACGTTTGCTTGCGTGAAGGAAGACGTTACAACACTCGTGTTAGCTTTATTGCTAACAATTGTTAGAATAGAAGTAGCAAAGTTATTGTCATTACCTAATGCAGTAGCAAGTTCATTTAATGTATCAAGAGTAGCAGGGGCAGACGCTACTAAATCTGAGATTGCTGTACCAACATAAGACTGAGTTGCAAAGTTTCCAGCTACAAGGTTTGCATAAACTCTTGCATTAGTAAAATATAGATTGTTTAATTCTGTTACATTAGCCGTTGTTAGTAAACCTGAAGTAATAATTGCATTAGCTAACTGAACATTTGATACTGCACCAGTAGCACCACCAACAGAAGTTACACCGCCTGTAACAGTAATTACTCCTGTAGTATTGTCATATGTGCCGGCACCAGTTACAGAAATTGCTGCACGTGCTCTAGCATTTGTAAAGTATTGATTAGATACTTCTGTGACATTAGCAGTCGTAAGGTCTTGAACTTTAACTAATGGAAATCCACCAGCAGTAGATCCGTCATGTACTACAGCAACTCTTTTATCTGTATCAATGGTTACTTCACCAATGACTCCTGTAAAGGTTGAATGCGATAATGTATTGCCACGTCTTAATTGTGTTTGAACAGCCATTACAGTATGCTCCCGAAGTCTTGTTGTGAAGATACAGATTCGTATACAAATCCATAATCAATTAAGTAATTTCCTGACACTCCTCCAGTAGATGCAATCGTACCAGATGGAGAAATAGAAATACCAGAGCCAGCTGTGAAAGCACTAATAGCTCTAGTATTATTAAAATAAGGTCTTGATCCTTCAGGTATGTCTGTAGTTGTTAATCCATCTATTCGAGAGTTTGTTGCATACCCTATTAAACTAACATTAGCATAGGTATCAGCATCACCATAACTTCCGGTACCTGTAGCAGTAACAGTCAATCGACCATTAGCTGCTATTACGATACCATAACCACCTGTCAATGCTGATATGGCTCTTGTGTTAGTAAAGTAAAGACTTGTACTTTCAACTACATTAGCTGTGTATATGCCACTCCACACATTAGCTATAACTACATTGCTGTAAACATTTGTTGCATATAAATTGTTTACACCAGTAATATTTCCACCAATACCTGAACCTACAGTTAGGTTTCCAGTTGTGGTTAAATTAGCTAAAATGAGATTGGTGTTTGCTACAGCAGCTTGTGATCTTGCATTGGTGAAGTAAAGGTTAGAACCTTCACGTACATTGGATGTCGTAGACGAGCCAACAACAATAACGTTGCCAGCTGTATTTTTTGAATAGATCAATCCGTCTGCTAGGTTAAGAGCTAACTCTCCAACCTGCAAATCAGCAACATTCGGTTGTTTACCTGCAACCGAAGATCTTTTGATTGTAATTATATTTGCCATGTGGCTTCAAACCTCGTCTATGTAGACCAACCCTAATTATTTAATTAGGTGATGTAAATTCTTCTGTACTTTTTTCTTTGGTAGATTTTTTCTTGGATTTATCTAATTCGTCTTGTAAAGATTTATTTAACTCTAAAGCAAATTGAAGCTGGGTTTCCAAAACAATTACTTGATTTTGAAGTTGTCCCAGCTTCGCATTAGTTCTTTCTAAAACTGAATTCATAAATGCGTGCTGATCAATATTCAATTAAAAAGTGCCTCCGTCAATTGATCCAAATGCAACCATTCCTGTATCAGTAAGTTGTAACACTTGTCCAGCAGAACCAGTAGCAAGTGCAACAGCATTTGTACCATCACCATAAAGAACAGCATTAGCTGTCAACGTTTTTCTTCCTGTACCACCAGAATCAACTGCAATAGCATTAACTAAGCTAGTAATGTTACCACCAGTTAGATTTGCTTTTAATGTTGCAAGGGTGAAGTTAGCTTCTGCAACGACGTTGGTTGTTGGATCAGTAGCTAAGTCTTTAAATAATTTGAATACACCATTATCAGCATGGTCTCTATACAAGCCAGCATACTTAGCGCCAGAGCTTGTATACTGACCATAGAAACCAATTGATAAAGAATCTGAAGGATTAGTTACATTACCAAACTTAACTAATGGATCTTCAATAGTAACAGTAGCAGTATTTAATGTAACAGCATCACCAAGCACATACAAATTACCAGTAACAGTTAAGTCATTACCAATCGAAACATCATTTGGCAAACCAATTGTTACGTTACCAGTTGATACATTAACTTCAATCTCATTTGCTGTACCGGTAATTTTACCAACACCAGTAAATGTAGCAGTTGTGTTACCTGTAGCAACATCAAATACAATACCATGACCTGCTGAACTTATAGATCTTACACCAGTATTAACTAATGTAATGTTACCAGATGCAAGGTCAGTCGATAAACCAACACCAGCAGTAACTGTCTTAACACCAGTATTAACAAATGATATTACATTGTCTGTAACTGATGTAGAAATTCCACCACCAGTACCTGTAAATGTTAGAGTATCAATACCAACTGTTACTGTGTCTGTTCCACTGTTGCCAGCAATTGAAAGTATAGAACTAACTGTTGTATTAGCTGCTGAAGTAATTCTACCTTGTGCATCAACAACAAGAGCTACACCATTGTTAGTACCACCATAAGAACCAGATGTTACATTAGTATTTGCTAAGTTGACTGTTACGTTTGGTTGAACAGCAGCGTAACCAGTTACGGTAATACCAGTACCAGCTAAAACGTTTGCTATAGCTTTAGTAGCTAAATTCTGAGCAACTGTTATTGGTTGTTCAATTACAATATTTCCAACCATACCGCCATGCACAGAACATTGATATACGTAAGTCGAACCAGCTATATCAAAAGGAATTTTCCAATATATGGTACCTGAAACTTTTCCTTGTGCAGAAGAACCAAGACTTACAGTTCCATTTGTGGCTACGTGAATTAGACCAGTGTCGTAATTAGCTCCACCCGACGAAAGACGTATCATGAATGGATGGCCAGTTACATTTAAATCAAATGCAATTGTTTCGCCACCACGAACAAAGATTGTTGGATTGTTGCCAGGATATTGATCAAGCAAATATGCTGAAGTACCACTATTAGTTACACTTAACTTTGTTACTGCACTTATATAATTAGAATTGGCTTGAGCAAACGCCGATGTTGCAACTGTTTGTGCTGTATTAGCAGCATTGAACGCAACATTAGCTTGACTAAACGATACATTAGCTTGCGCAAAAGCTACGTTAGCTTGTCCAAAAGAAACATTAGCTTGATTAAATGCTACTGTGATCTTACTATTAGATTCACCAAAGTTTACATTGGCTTGGTTGATTGCTACATTAGCTTGAGCAAATGAAACGTTAGCTTGGTTGAATGATACATTGGCTTGTGCAAATGATACGTTGGCTTGATTAAACGAAACAGTAATCTTGGAATTAGCTTCGCCAAAATTTACGTTTGCTTGATTAATTGCTACGTTAGCTTGACTGAATGCAACATTGGCTTGTGCAAACGCAACGTTAGCTTGTGCAAAAGAAGCAGGAACTACTGTATCAACGATATCGGTATAGTACTTACCACCGACTTTATGAATTACTGGACTTGCACCTGAGTCAACCGACTCAATATACAGTATGGCATTAGCACCATTACCAGATCTATCTTGCGAGTATGCTAATTCTGCTTCTGACAGAATTGTTGTATTAGGGGCATTACCGCTCGTCGATCTTTTTAGTTGAATAATTGTTGCCATTTTTTACCTTTTTTATTTTTGTTAGTAGGTTCCACCATCTACATTACCCACAACTGCTGTGAGGGATGAAAAAACAAACTCATTTGTTTCGGCATCATATACTAATCCGAATCCATCTGTCAAATTGGTTGTATTAATATTAGATATCTGTTGAAGCTTAATAGTAGCATCTAATTTTTTAAGTAGTATGTTCGCTGGCTGCTGCGACTTTGACGATGTGATTACTCGTGTAGTAGGGGAAGAAACAACAACTGTACTCATTATTTGGTTACCTCAGGATAGACTGTAACAATACCTTCCAGAATTCTTTCTACATTACCTGTATTTGTAAACAACTCAACATCATAAACATATCTACCGTATTTAAGATTAGCTGTTGCAGCACTCGATAATGAAATAGTTATTTCGCCTGTAGCAGAACCAGAAACATTACTAGTAAAAGCAACGTTGCTAGTTGACCCATATGACCTTCTTAATTGACCACGAACAGAATAACCTGTGAGGTCTCTATCGGTACCAGCGTCATTGTTCAATTGTATTGTAGTAATGAAATCAGACCCTTGGTCGACTGCTAGATTGTAGACTGTAGCCATTGTATCTCCTTATCTTCTATTTATAAAAAAAGGGCCCTGAGGCCCTTTAGTTTTACTGTAAGGATGTTTATTGGTTTTGGAATAATGATGTTGGAGGAGTAAAGTTTGTAAGGTAACGAGCGTATCCTTTAGTTATACGAAGGTCATTAACATAACCATTCAACACATTAGTAGTTAAGTTTTTGAGCATACCTACAAATAAACCTTCACCATTATCAGTCATGGTTGTAGTAATACTTGAGGTAGTAACTAATATACCATCTAAGAATGTACGTATTGTATTTCCTTTTCTTGTAGCAGCAAAATGATACCATCTATTAACAAGGCATGTTCCAAAAGTATAAGATGTTTCTCCAGAGTTGTTTCCTAATGTACAGTAAACTGTTCCACTGTTAGTGTCTCCAGTCATACTAAAACTATAATTGGTGTAATACGTAGCAGCAACACCACCTTTATTGAAAAAGTATGGGGAGTTGGTGAAGTTATTTACATACCCCCAACACTCTAATGTCCAATCAGGAGCACCAGTAGAAAGGTCTAAGTTTCGAGTAAATGGAACAGCCAAAGAACTTGATGAACTCCCATCAAATGCCATAGAACTACCACCAAATTTACTTTGAACAGTGCTTATTTTTGCTGTTCCTATTGTTTCTACAACGTGCTTAGCCGTGCTGTCAACAATACCAGCGTTTGTTGAGTTTACAAGTACTGTAGTATTTGCAATGTTTGTTGGAGGATCTAATGGTGGGGCAAAGCTTTTGGTGTAAAGAGCTGTTCCGTTTATAAACCTAAAGCCAGATGTGTATCCCTTACTTACGTCTGTTAAACCACGATTAGTATTAATATACAAAAAACGTTTATCAGCATTCATTGAATCCGTATTGAAACCACTATGTCGCAAAACTCCATTAGTGAATAGTCGACTCGTTCCCGATGACCTACTAAGTACAATATGATTCCATTGAAAAGGAACTATATTGTAAGCTCCACCTACATCCAAACCACCTCCACCACTTCCATTGTTTAACCAGAATAAATAATATGAAGAGTTATAAAATAATCCTGCCGATGGATTATCAGAACCAGTACCATCTGCAAAATTAACAAGAATATTATACTCTGAAAGTGAACCAGTTGGATAAAACCACAGCTCTATTGTATAGTCTCCAGCAGCACCAAATTGAGTTGATGAATTAAGAAATTTTAATCCATCTCCAGCAGCTCCATTGAATGTTGACCCACCATGTGTCAAAGGATAATAAGCAGCCTTATATGAAGACTGATCTACATACGCTGGAAATGGGGTAGGCGATTGTACTGGCCTAGCATTGCCGTTAGCTGTAATTGTAAAGTTATTGCTGCTGTTATCTATAAAGGTACTACTCTGGCAAGTTAATATTTGAGTACCTGATATAGCTGTTAAGGGTGCTGATGGTGGGGTGAAGTTAGTTGAGTAAACAGCTGTTCCTTTAACAACTCGTACGTTAGATATAATACCATTCCAATAACCATCAGAAACAAAACCACCAATAGTAAAATAACCATCTGATAAGTTTGCACTAGTCGAAGCTGATGCAACTGAAACACCATTCTGGTACATAGTCACAACTGAACCATTTCTCACTAAGGCTATGTGTACCCATTTTTTTGCACCTAGCAGAGTTGATGATCCTGTATTAGCTCCACCAACATACATATTTAAATAACCATCTGGTTTGTAATTAATGCCGGCTGCGTTGCTGCTATTTACATTTCCAGATCGAGTATCAAAAATTCCATCGTAGCTTGAACCCCCTGTACTGTTGTTTGCATAAACCCAGCATTCCATTGTAAAATCACCTGGGAACTGAAAAGCAGAACCTTGAGGAGCAGTTAAGCTGTCTCCATTACCATCAAAATAAGCACTATACGTCGTCGGGGTGATGTATGCAGGTACGTAAGGAGTAAAAGGTAGAACAGATACTAAGCCATTAACAGTTATAGCATTTTTTATAGCACTAAAATCTTCAAAACGATTAGATTGGGATGTAAGTAATACTGTACCAGCATCTGCTTCTAAAGGTTTTGTTGGTACATTATAATTAGCACCAATATATCTAGCTGTATTTGATACACGGAAATCGTGTAGAGATCCATAGAATCCTGATGTACCACCCTCACCGTTAGTGAATAATTGGAAACCACCTGTTACACCAGTCTGTGCTGGATAAATTGCTGTCTTAACTAAAACACCGTTATAGTACAAGTACACTTGACCGGTAGCTGAAGATCTAGATAATGAAACATATGTCCATTGATTTACAGGAGGATAAGGATAAATTAACGTAGTGTAAAAACCACCATTGTAAACATAGAGAGCAATGTTAGTACCATCAACCTGCCAAGCAATCTTTGGTTGAGTACCTCCACCATTTGAACAACCAAACACCCCTTGTGCATTTACATACGATTGTGGCCACATCCAAAACTCAACTGTCCAATCATTAATATTAATGAGTGGTGATGTCATACTTAAATATTGTGAAGTTGTTGCAACATAATTACCCCACCCAGCTGATATATAAGGTGTAAAAGTTCCTTGGGTTGTATTACCGTTTCTTGTAATGGCAAAATTATTACTTGAGGAATCTATAAATGAAGTATTATTAGCATTGTTTAATCCATTGCCATGTAACATCAATGTTGTTTGATTAAAGTACGGATCGTAAATAGGCCATGTTCTATTACTCTGATATGAAGTAGCTTGTTCTAATGTCCATACACCTCCAGCAGCAGCTCCTATCGCTGGATTGAATCCTTTGTACCCAGCAAATGGTGTAAAGTCACTTACCTTTGCGTCGCCTACTGCTGTAATGGTTAAGTTGTTTGTACTTTTATCTATTAGTGTTGGGCTTTGGCAAGCTAGTAGCGATGTTCCTGGGACAGTAAGTAGTTGTGTTGGTGGAGTAAAATTAGAAGTGTAGAGGGCTGTACCCTTTACAACACGAACATTAGATAAGTACCCATACCATAATTCATTAGCAGCATAACTTGCACCAATAGTTACATCTGAAGAAGCTGGAGTTCCTAAAGATATAGAATTGTGAGTGGTAGAACAAAGAGTACCATTTATGAAGAATCTTAATGTAGTCAAATTCCACGTAACCGCACAATGAATCCATTGATTTAAACCACTAATAGTTGTACCACTAGTATAATCCCCTCCAGTTGAGTAAACATGAAGAGTTTTGTCATTCTTAATAAAAAATTGCCATTCGCCAGTTCCACCTGTCCGTTTTCCAATTATACCATGATCAGTATTAGGTAGAGATGTTGGATATACCCACGCCTCTATAGTAAATGCAGTTGCTGCTGAAAGCTGCAATGCGGTTGTACTTGGTGTACTTAAATAATCTCCAGTACCATCGAACGCAACAGAAAAACCTGTATCCGCACCAGCTGTAAGTAATCCTCCAGGATAACTATTACTCATTTAAATTCCTTATTGTCTTGGTAAAGCCTGTTGTGGAGGCGTAAAGTTTGCTATGTAGCGTGCAACACCTTGAGTTAATCTAACATCGTCCATAAATCCTGGAAATTTATAATATTCATTATTGCCGCCACCACCTGTTTGTACTCCTACAAATAGTCTGTTTGTGCCACTTACAGGTGCATAACTTGTAGAAACTGCAGTTGTTGAACCAACCTGCACTCCGTCAACAAAAGCTCTCATATAACCATTAGCTCTTGTAATTGCTACGTGTACCCATTTTTGATAAGGTACAGTTGATGCTGATCCAAATGAGTAAGAAACTTCAGTTGATGCATCTGTGTTTCTATAAAATTTTAATGCAGCTCCATTATTTGTCACTAAAAGCGCCCATGTGGTAGCTGTACCAAGAGGTCCATTTGCACCACCATTACCATAGTTAATTATTGGCATGTCAGAACTCAAATTGTTATTAGATAAAATAAAAATCCAAGCTTCCATTGTAAAATCGCCAGTATACAATGCATATCGGTTTGTATTTGCAGCAGACAATAGATATGGTATTGAAGAACCAGTACTAGTTGAATTAAAAGATAAACTACCAGAACCATATTTAGCAGGAATGCTTGTTACACTTATATCTGCATTTACTGTCTCAAAATTAGTATTCATCGTGGCATCGTAGATACCAGCGTTGGTGGAGTTTCCAATGTATTTTACATCTCCAGAAGTTGCGCCTTGGCTCGTTTTAGTTATTGCTGCTGTAGGTGGAGTAAATATCTGAGTATTCAATGTGGTAGAGGAAGTCTGATAACCTGTTGGCACAGAACCGATACTAATTCTAAGATCTGAAATGTAGCCATAAAAAGGTTGCTCAGATGTTGTACCCATCAAACCAATACTTAGTCTGCTTCCTGTTAGTTGATCAATTGAACCTGATCTAGATTGGTAACCAAGAAGTTGACCATTAACAAACCAGCGAACATCTGTACCTGTTCTCGTGACAACAACGTGAGTCCATTGATTCATTTTTGTTAATGAAGTTGATGAATTGAATCCAGTTGCTGATGTAGAACCTACCCAATAAGGATTACCCCAAGAGTCATACCAAGTGCCTCCTACTAATGCAACAAACCCTGATGTGCCCATAGCCCAACCTGTAGCAACACCACCAACACGTTTACAAATGATTCCTGGTGCGTAAGTTCCAACAGCTGTGGCGTAATACCAAAACTCCATAGAAAAGTTGGATGAGCCAAGATCAAAACCTGCACCTACACCAACATCTAAATAATCTCCAGTACCATCTAAATAAGCAGACCCTCCAACGACCTCTGGTGTCCATTGAAGTGAAGGGGCAAAGGGTGCAAAGGCTTGGACAGTTGGGGTTCCAGTAACTGTAGCAACTAACGCATTAGACGAGTTATCTACAAACCTGTTTGATTGGCAGGTAAGTAATGATGTATTTGGAATATTTGTTAATGGCGTAGTTGGTGGTGTAAATGCTGATGTATAAACAGCACTTTTAACAATACGCAAATTACTTTGATATCTAGTTTGACCACTTGAGCCGCCGCCACCATTTCGCGCAATTGATGGACTTGAATAGCCAAGTGTTGCGCTGCTTGTAAGAGTTCCTTTTGATACACCATTTGTGTAAACAGTGATAGTTGAACCACTACGAACCATTGCTACATGGCTCCATTGATTTAAAGACACACCATGAGCAAATGAAGAAGTAGCTCCACTAGAGTTTAAATAAACATTAAAATTTGTAGAGTCAATATTCCACGCAAAGTAATTTGCACTACCATCATTAGTAACCCATATTGAAGCATCAACAGTTAATGCATTTGGATATATCCATGCTTCAATAGTGAAGTCGCCAGCAAATTGAAAAAGAGTTCCAGGTGAAGTTGTAAAGTTTATATAATTCGTATCAACCGAACTTTGATAATTACTCCACTGACCGTCTGGCTTACAATGAGGTGAGAACGATCCTTGAGTAGCGTTACCGTAACGGTTAACATAAAGATTGCTAGTGCTGCTATCTAAAAACGTTTGATTCTGTGAACCACTTCCTGTACCATCAGCCTGTAGAAGAAGTGTGGTATTTTTAAAGTAGGGATCAGTTACCCATTGTTGATTAGACTGTGCTTGAGCTTGCTGTGCAAGTGTCCATATACCTTGATACTGAGGCATTAATTACTCCTAAGGTGTTTCACTAACGGTTACACTTACATTAGCATTTGCATTATCTTCAGATGTTTCACTGACTGTTACACTTACGTTGGCATTAGCATTGGCTGCAGCTGCCATTTCAGCTGCTATACGAGCAGCTTCAGTAGCTGCTGCTTCTTCTGCAGCTGCAATTGCTGCTAAGCGAGCAACTTCTGCTGCTGCTTCATCTGCAATTTCAACTTGTCTCCAAGCTGTAAGATTTGCTTGATTGGTTTGAATATCTTGTACTAAGAAATTTAGAACATGATTTGAAGATAATGGAAGTGATTTTAAACTAACTGTTACATTTGAATCAGAGTATCCATTTGGCAACCAAGTTGCAATATCACCTGTAGTTTTAATTTCAGCAATAATAGCTTTGATGTTTGCGCTAACTGTTCCTGGATCAATAAACGTTTCTGTCTCTGCATCATAAAAATATCCAAGTCCACAGTATCTATTTCTAAACGAATTATTGAAACTTGTCTGTCTCCATTTAGTATGACCACCAGACCAGTTTGTTAAAAACTCAACACCTTTTCTTTCAGACTCAACTGTAGTGATAGTTATAAGACCATCGTCTTCTTCTGTCTTAGTAATAAATACTTCTTGATTGTTTACAGCATTAATGTCTATTACAACATTGTCATCATTTATTTTAGCAAAATGAGCCATTTTTTCCTCAGAATGTTATTGTTCCGTTGCCGGTAAATGAGTAAACATAATCACTACCAACGTATGTAATTGTAGGTGAACCTGTATGGTTTGATGCTGGTTTATTGTGTCTCATGATAACTATGCCTGAGCCGCCTGAATATCCAGTGCCGTGAGATACTCCGTAATTACCGGCACCACCGCCACCGCCACCTCCAGTATTTGCAACGCCAGCTGATCCGTTAGTGGTATCGGCACCCTTACCTCCCCCACCAACTCCACCAGCACCACCCGCATAACTACCAGTATTTTGATCTCTGCCACCACCACCGCCACCAGCATAATAAATTGCGGTACCAGTAATTGTACTTATGGCACCAGAACCTCCATTATTACCAGGTCCACTTCCACCACTTACTAAGCCACTACCTGCACCACCTGCTCCACCACCACCAGCACCACAACCACCTGGGCCAATTTGTGGAACCAGTGCAGACCCTCCAGGATTTCCTTGACCTACAACTCCAGAATTACCATAACGTACTTCTGAATTAGTATAACCAGCTTCTCCACCACCACCGGAGCCACCACCTCTTCCTGAATAAATTATATTTCCATCAGCACCACCTCCACCACCACCCACAGACGAAAATAGTAATGTAGCTCCAATAGAAACATTGCTAGCAAGACCATCAGATCCAGTAGCGCCAGCTGTTCCATTAGCACCACCAGAACCTATTGTAATGGTGTAAGTAGCTCCAGGAATAAAATTATGCGACAATTGTTGCATGCCACCCGCACCACCTCCTCCAGCTCTACTAGAGCCAGCTCCACCTCCGCCAGCAACAATCAAAAGGTTATAGGCAGTAGCAATAGGTGCGAGAGGTTTGTACGTCGAGGAATTGATTCCGCCGGGATTACGAAGTCCCATATGTATTCCTATTAAGAGATAGCTTCGAACGTAGCAGTAAACGTCAATGCATTAGCTGTACTAGATGAAACAGCAATCGATTGATTTTCAGTAATGTAGATAGAATTTGTTTTATCAATTACAATCAAAGTAGCATTAGGTGGTACAGAAATTTGATATGCTGGGTATGTAACTAAGTTAGCAGCAAAGAAATTTGAGTTGTTACCAAGCGCAACAGTAGCAGCAACAGCACTAGCAGTCATATTACCTACTGTGATGGAAGTAACTCTATTGACGTTATTAGTTACAGGTGTCAAACCAGTTTGTGGTGCTGTACCATTAAAGGTCCAGTTAACATTATTCGTGGCATTGCCGCCTGGAATAACATAAGCTGTATTTCCGTAAATATTTCCTACATTAACAATATTGGGGTTAGCCATTTAAAAAACTCCTTAGAAACCAAAAATCATCGACATAGCGATGGCTTTACCTGTCGATACGCCACTAGCTGTTTGAACAGGTATGTTGTTTAAAACAAACTGGGTAGTAGCAATCATAGAATTTGATGTTGCGTTCGCAGCTGTTACCGCTTGTGGTGTACCAGTTAAAACAGCAGTAGATGGTGCTACATAATCAGTACTAGACGAAGCAGCAGTGAAAGGTGAAGTGCCATTACCTTTGACTAATCCGGTTAAAGTTACAGCACCAGTACCACCAAAACTAACACTGGTGATAGCTCCTGCTGAGATAATATTTGATAAGGTTGCCATTAAAGCCTCTGACTTTGTGTTTAATAACTATATTTATACTTGTGATATTTAAAACTGTGGTATTTCATTCCAAAGATATTGTACCCAACCATCGCCTTCTGAATTCCATTTATCTTCATTCCATATGTGTTGGTACAAACCATTTTGATGATCTGGTCTAGGAATTGGAGAATCCCAAATACATTTATCTTCGATCAAAGTCCACGAAGGAAAAGGCTTAGGTGGAATAAAAGCATCTCTCGAAGCATCGTATGTGTATAATTGATCTGGATAATTTTTTCTAAAAGGAGTACCATTTAAATTATGAACACCACTATAGGTGTTATAACTACATTGCTTCCAATTAGTATGGCCATATAAAGTAGTTAAAAACTCAATACCTTTTTGTTCACTCTCGTTGCTGTTTTCGTCTAACAACTCATTGTTATGAATTACATGTACTGAAATAACAACATTGTTCTCATCTAATTTTGCAAAACTTGCCATCGCTTCCTCGATTAAAATTGTATTGAGCCGTCGCCAGTCCACGTGTAGTAAGTATACCCACCACCTTCTCTTCGATCTGGTGATCCAGTGGTAGCTTGAGCTGTATAAGAACCAAGTGTACGAATAATAACACAACCTGTCCCACCGCTTCCGGAATATTGTTGTACGCGGCGAACACCAATAGCTCCACCGCCACCTCCTGTGTTTGCTGCACCATTTCCTGGAGGAGTGTTAGGACCACCTCCACCACCGACTCCACCGCCACCAGCACCACCAGAACCAAGTGGAGCACCACTAACGTCGTCGCCACCGCCACCAGCACCACCTGCAAAATAACCACTTGCTCCAACTAGCCCTTGTGAAACTGGAGTCCATGTAGAAACTGCAGTAGTACCGGCCCCACCATTACCAGCAGCGTATGGAGTATGACGGCAATTGCCACCATCAGCACCACCACCACCGCCACCAGCTCCAGCACGATTGTCGTTGCTGTTCTCAGTACCGTAACCACCATTAAAACCTTGAAGTCCTACACCAGTTTCATTTACACCACCACCTTGAGGACCAGTTTCAGATATACCACCACCACAACCAGCAAACTTTGTAGCAGCTTGTGTTCCAGGTGCGTCATTTACTCGATACTTACCGCCTCCTCCACCACCAAGAGCAATGTTACCAGTAATTCCTGTATCAGTAAATCCACCAGGTGAAGTACTAATTGAAATAGCTGTGTTACCACCAGTACCACCTCTATAAGGAAACGATGGTCCACCGACAACTAATAGTGCTGTACCTGCAGACCCTACTGTAATAGTATGAGTATCACCAGTTACAACCGTTACATCTGTTTTCGTTAGAGAGCCTCCACCACCTCCACCACCTAAATCACCTCCGCCAGCACCACCACCTACGAGAAAAAAATCAATTCTACGTGTTGCTGGACCAGATGCACCTCTTGCATTACCGTGACCAAGTGTTTTAGAAGAACCTGAAGCGAATGTAGTAATTAAAGGATTCATGTTTTACGCTAAGAAAGATTTAAAACTAGATTGTGAACCAAGAATAGTAAATACATTACCACCATAAGTTGAACCACCTCTAGTTCCACCATTTTTGATTACTGTGAAACCATAAGAATCCATAGCGGTACCTGTTCCACCAGACGATAAAGTATTTGCTTGCCAGAATAAATTACCTTTGATAGAGGAATTGTGCATAATTCTACCATCAATTAATACGTTGTTTACATAGTATTGAGTTGTTCCATGAATAACTAACATAACAGCAGTAGCAACATTAGCATTACTTGCTGTTGTACCTAACCAAGCATCTAATGATGTTGTAGCGTTACCTCTTAAATTAACAGTAATGTTTGCAGTAGTGTTAGATGTAAAGAAAACAATTGAACCATTTCTATCTAACATATCAATATTACATGTAGCAGGAGGAGCCTCATTTCTTACATTGGCTAATTCGAATGCTGAGACTAAAGTAGGATTATTTAACTGAGCAAAATTAATTGTTGCAGTATTAATAGCAGGAGAGTCAGCAATTTCATTAAGAACAAACTGTGTTGTTGCAACCATTGCATTGGAAGTACCATTAGCAGCTGTAATAGCTTGAGGAGTACCAATCAAGGTAGCGTTTGTTATAGTAGGAGAATCATTAATCTCGTTATTGACGAATTGGGTTGTAGCTACCATCGAATTAGAAGTACCGTTTGCAGCTGTAACAGCTTGAGTAGTTCCAGTTAAAGTAGCACTTACTAGGGTTTTATTACTTAGACTTTGAACAGCGTCTAAAGTAAGTGCTGTACCTCCAATCACACCAGTAGTAGCAAACACATCCCAAGTGTTGCCAGTATAAACTAATTGAAGACTTGCACCTTTAATATCACAGATGAGGTCTTCTGCTAAATTTTCAATCGTTGAACCGTTACGAGCAATAAAAAGATTATTAGATGACCAGTTATTAAAAGAGTCAGCAACAACAACTTGGTTACCAGCAGAAGGAGTAGCTGGCAAAGTAACTGTAAATGAACCCAACGCAGTGTTAGATAATACACCTTCGTTATTTTGTAAAGTATAGTTTGCTGATTTTGATACGTAGGAAAGACCACTTGCTGGTAATCCTGTACTTGCCCAAAACGCCCCATTGCTAGTCAATACGTTTCCAGCAGTTCCTACTGGATAAGTAACAAAATTGACAGCAACATTTAAATTAGCAAAGTTATTATCAACCTCAGCGTTGGTCAGAGGTGAGTTCTTAATTACATTACCTGTACTAAAAACAACGTTCGACTGTCTTAGAATAATTGTAGCCATTAATTTTCTCTTTTAACTATTTGATGGAGTAATGCTTTGATTTCGGACATCTCTTCTTTGAGAGTATTTATATCATCTTTCTGCGCAAGCAGGCTCTTAAAGAATTCTTTTTTTTCTCTATGCTCTTGTAACTTTTTTGAATCAGTAGAGAGGATAGCTTTGGAATGTATTTCCCTAACTAAATCCTCTCTGCCTTCTACTTTTAAATATTTCATTAAGCAGCCTCTAAAGCTAGTACCCTTAAATCTTTTATAATTGGAACCTGCGTAGGGTCTGTCGATAACATAACAATTTTTATCGAGAAAGTACTAAAAAATTCTGAGTTTGTAAAAACTGTTCCAGTGGCTGTAGAGAATGTATGCTCTGCAAATCCAGTTAAAGGATCTCCAACCACAGTTTTTATAGTAAGCTCTTGAAAACTATTTTCACTTTCAAAATCTATAGTACCTGGCTTATTAACTTTAAAGAACACTTTAATTCTCGAAGGATTCGGTAAGTAAGCATTTAAATAAACTTTTATATCTTGTGCTTCAAAACCAGGATTCAATACTACTCTTCTAGTAATGTATCTTGCAAGAGCATTACCACCAGATGGTTGGTCTTCATTTAATAAACGAGCTGGTGATTCGTTTTCTGGGTCGTTAATTATATTTCTAACTAAAACTGAACCTAATCTATTTAAGTCTACAATTGGAGCTATAAATCTGTTTGTTGAAGTCAATTCAAACTTAACTGCAAGACCACCCCCAGAATTTATTGGAATAACTTTTCTTGATTCTAGAGGAAAATTAGATCCTAAAGAATATGGTCTAAAAGAAGAATCTAATGTTTTATCACTGTTTCTAGTAGTTTTAAATGACTGTGTAATTGCTGTGTCTGGAAAATTTAAATTATCTCCAGTTATGTTAATTAAATCATACTCAAGATTACCACTTGGTGTTTCTGCATTTAATATAATAGAAGCAGATGGTGCATCTCCAAAATCACAGATATTAACTCTAAAAGTTAAGTCTTCATTTTGTTCTGCAGTCCATGTACTTGCATTTTGTGATTTAAACATTGACCCAATGTAAGGTTGTTTAATAATTCTCGAAGTAGGATTATCCAATTCAAACTCACCAATAATAGCAGTGTACAATTCATATTCTGTAGTTTGTGCTATTACAACAAAAGCATATTGTCCAGGTGGCAAATAAATTGGGGATTCGAATTTAAATCTCGAAAAATTAGATCTACTAAAAGTTGTTGAAGCAGTAATTTGCTCAGGATTTAATACAACTTGACCAAATGGCATTATTTCTAAACTACTTGGGTACCCATTTATTACTGGTCTAATTTCACATAAGATTGGTGCTAGAGCTGCACTCTTTCTAAACCACAAATCAATAGAGCTTACAAAAACTCCTTGTGGATAAAAATTACCATTCACAAAGAAAGTTTGAGCTAAGGGATCAACAGGGAAAGGTCTTTTAGCTGTTGCGGTTGTGTTTATACCTAGACGCTGAGGATTAATAGTTACTGGTTTACCGTCAGGTCCTTCTGCAGTTACTCTAACTTCAAAAAAACTATGTATTATATCTTGAGGATTTTTAATTATTCTAACATTAAAATCATAACCTTCTCCAGCTAGTACTGTTCTAGGTAAAGAACCTATTGAACCTCGACCTATAGCTTCAGTACCCTGAATCTTTTTATTGATCCTACCAGGAGGGGGAAGAAGATCGGTTGGTAAAAAAGTAGGCATTATAGTTACATTTCCAGTTGATCCCACGCCTAATCTATTACTAGCATTAAGTTCAATAGACACTGAACCTTCGACTTTTGCAGTACCTTTAGGTAAACCAGTTGGTACTATTTCTATATTTGTAATTGTAAAAGATTTGTCTGCTGGAGATCCTGGTAATGTAAACTTAGGATTTTTAGCAGTATTTTCAATAAAATACAATAGACCTACATTTGTATCAGATGTGTAAAGAAGTTTTCTTTTGTCAATATAATCTCTAGATACTAAATCAATTCCTCCACGCTCAGCATACAATTTTGCTGTACCTGCTGAAGGATTAGCTGTTCCAGCTGGACACATAACTTTAAATGACCAAACAGTACCTTTCAAAGGAGCATCAACTTTAATGATCATATCCTCTGCTTTAGCTTTTTGTTTAATAAATGAAATAGTCTGAGTACCACTAACAACAGAACTAAGTTCAGGATAACCAAGGTCTTGTAACCGTCTATTATAACTTACTCTACCTGCACTGTTTAATGCTAATGAACTTATAAATCCAGTAGTTTTTTCTTCACCATTATATGTTGCTGTTAATCTATCTGGTATACCACCAACTGTAAATATTACATTAGCTGCTCCAATGGTTGTTCCTAAGTTTACTTTAAATCTAACTTCACCTTGCTTGCCAGTACTTTGTGGTGTTTGTTCTCCGCAGAAAAAAGTTTGTGCTACACCACCATCTGCAGATGGTAGCGTTACTTCATTAGAAGTACCTGTTACAGTTGTTCTATTAGTAGTAGTAGACGTTGAAGTAGTAGTTTCACCTTTTTTAATTTGTAATAAAGGATCAATTGAAACTAAATTCATTCTTGTAGCTAATATTGTTTCTTCTTTTGTAGTTGATAAACCATAAGCTAAGTACTTGGTTTCAGCCACAGTAGTTATAAATCGTTTATCTAAATTATCAGCTAACTTAAATGGCCTTTCACCCATATTAAATTTTAAATTTTCGTCGTTTGGAATAAAGAAAGTACCTACACTAATTCCATATCCGTCAGTATAAAGTACACCATTATCAGCAATATCAAGAGCAGATATAACTTGACTAGAAGTTCCTGTTGAAGTTATTAAAACCACTGCTGAGTTGGCTGTTACAAAAGGATTGGTTTGATTATTTTGTTGATAATATATTACATTAGCTCTTTGGAATAAAACGTTTCCTTCGCTGATTACAGTAGCACCATTTAAATGTCTGATAACAGTAGCTGTTGGAATAGTAGCTGAGTTTGATAATAATTGCATTCTAGATGATTGAACACAATATTGTGTAACATCAATACCATCAAATGTAGCAAACAGTTGTGTGTCAGGTCTTAAATTCTGAGCAACAAATTTTATAGGTTTTGATCTAATGAAGGGTATAATGCTCGAATCAACTACTTTGTCTCCTAGCGAAGAAGTAATAGTTTTTGCAGCAGACGAAAATTGCAGCCCTGATCTTGCAGAGGATTCTTGTGTTGTTAATGTTGTTCTAGCTGTAGTCTCTGTAGTAGCAGTAGGTGTTACTGAAATCTTACCACCCTGATCTATGTTAATTTTATTGTCAACATTTGTTGAAGAACTAACATCTACCTTTACATCTGTTACACCTTTAAATACCGATTGCCAATCATTCCACCTTGTACCCCATGGAGTCAATCCAGTGTTATCCAAAGTAATTTGAGTAAAAGCGTCATTTTCTCCGTTAACATTAACTGTTACGGATGGATTATTAACTGTGTCACCCCAAACATCTGTAGCTGGATCTAACTTCATTGATCCAATATAATTAAATACATCAAAGGGTGCTGCATTGACAGCACTTGTGGCTTGGAGTTGCTCCATCAAAGGGGACGGAGTAAAATTAATTGTAATTAAATCTCCTTCTTTTACATGACCAGTTGAGCTGCCAGGAATAAGTGTGAAATAATTATGTAATCCAGAAAATTTTGGTCTCATGTATCTATTTTCAAAATCAATAGAACAAGCTAAGTCTGGATTTAAAACGTCTGACACATTATGGCCAGCAAACGAATCTACCAATATTCCATTTTTAAATCTATCGATTCCTGGAATTACTGAAGGATTTCTTTCGTCAGATGCAATTTTTTCGAGGAAACTCAAAGCTGTGTAATACTCTATGCGATCAACTCTCTTTTCAATTTTGCCTATATCGCGCATTGTGTAACGACGATTATTAATATAGGTTTGTTTAACGTCAGAAGCTCTTGCTGTATAAGCAGGAACATCGAAGTTATATAAAGTCATTGAATCAGGCAACTCGTTTGGCAAATTTGGAGACGTACTTGGTACACCTTTAACTAAAACAAACTGTCTTTCTTTAGTTAAAACCAACCTATCTCGTCTAGGTAAGTAATATTCAAAATCACCTGTTATAATATCATCTGGAGATGCGACAACATCATTAGTGAATGTGTAAACATTTGCGTCTCCATCATTTCGTCTTGATGGCCTATAGTCAATTACATCAGATAAACGTCTTGGTACTCCAGCTGAAGTAGTGTAAGTGGGTATATCACCATAATCAGTACCACCATCAATGTATGAATCTACATTGAAAAATCCGGATCCAGTTGATTCGTAGTATTCAAAATCAACATTCAAAAAAGGATTAGATGCATTTAAAAAAACATTAGCATTGGCTTCAGAAATATTGCCTGTAAATATTAATCTACCGTGATCATAAAAATCATCTCTTTGACCATTGTCTAATCTGTAACTGTTTAACCAACTAGTGTTTGAAGAATCTTTAATAGACACTACTTGTACTATATCAGTTTTACCTAACGGCAATAGTTGTATGTTTGCTGTAGCATAGTTAAATGACACTGTATTGGAAGTTAATGTTTTTGTTTTAGCAGCAGTTGTTGAAGACGATATCTCGGCGTAAACATTAGCAGTAAAATTTTGTGAGGCTTTATGACTTAATTTTAAAGAAGTAGGTGAAACAATTTCTACTAAACCACTTGTACCAGCAAAACTTATTACATTGCCAACATAAGGAGCAGTTCCTGGAGAAGTAGCAGATGTTACTGAGACATAAATCCTACTGTTGATAGCAGAATCTGCAAGTTCTCCTGAACCAATAAACGTTTCTGAACCGGTAAGGGATAGTACTGCATTTGCATGACCACCAGAAGATACAAATGAAACAGACGGAAAAAGTTTGTAATGTACAGACGTGGTATCCGACACACCAGAGTTACGAGCGCTTTTAAAAGTTTTTATGTTTTCATATGGAATTGGAAAGAGGTATGTATCATCTCTCGTATATGAAAGAGCAGCATTTGCATGAACATTACAACTAAACAATGCAACTGCAGTAGGAGCTACTACATTAGCGGATACAAAACTTCTTACTTCACTAAAAGAATTACCTGATTTTAAATTTATATCAAAAAGATATAATTCGTAAGTATCAAGATTAGTTGTACTTATAAATCTTACTCTTGCATTTCCTATGTGATATGAATTAACATGAGCATTTGCTGAATGTGTTGCGTTGCCAAAAAATGGATTAGCAACAAAGGGTGCATTGAAATAATTATATGCGTTTGAAACATTCAAGGCTGGGGTGTGAATTAAATTAGCACTATTTCTAAATAGCTGTACTTCTTGAGAAGCTGTAAACCCAGGATGCCCTATCACATTAGAGACAGTAAGGTTTCTTCCATACGTTAATGCTGTACTATAACCATTTACATCTTCAAATGCTCTAGCTCTCTCAAGATCAATATGCGTTGGAGACAGGGTTTCAAAATTGAAACCTCTCACGTAAGCTTTGCCAGGTGATAACTGTACAGAACATAATTCCACGTTACCAAATCTATGATCAACTACTTTACTAATAAATGGTGTTACTGTGTAATCTCCAGACTCATCAAAAGTTCTCTTAGCAACAAAATTTTCAACTTCATTGAAAGTAGTGCTTGGATTCACAGAAGTAATCTGTGCATTTTCGATATTGATAATTCTAATAAAATCTGAACTAGTTACTGCATTGGATAATGCACCTGACACATTAGCGTCATATTCAAAAGAGGTAAGTGCTAAATCAATTGAATATCTATCTGCTCCAGGAGCAAAATAATTGCTCGACCCAACAGCTGGATCTAATAAACTTTCATCATCATCTGAAGATATAACTGATTCAGTAGATACAAAGCCTACCACTGCAGAAGGATTTTCTAGAAATTGTTTACCTACTAAAACTGTTTGAGAGTCTGAGTATACAAAATGACCTTTAACAAAATATATACCAGAATTCACACTAGCAAAAACCGAAGATCCTTGATAATCATTATCTGCTTGAGAGGTTACAGTTGTTGTAGTTCCATCGATAGTTATAGTTTCATTTTGATTAAAAGGTATTCCTGTCGTATAAACAATATGTAAAGCTGAAGGAAAGCTAGTACCATTTGATGCAAATGAATCTGAAACAAGTCTAACTTTTGCTTTTGCTCCAGAGGTTGCTCCAGTAATATTTTTACCTACAAAGCCGGCTATATTTGATGTTTCTTGAATTTTTATATAAGAACCATTTAAGACAAAAACTTCTCCACCTGAAATTCTTGAACCCTCTTTATATACGTTTTTACCAAATTGTTCAATTTGGTTTTGTAAAATAGTTTGAAGCTGAGTTAATTCTCTAGCTTGAACGGCACGACCTGGTCGAAAAAGAATGCGATAAAACTTCTTTGCTGGATCGAAATCATCATTATATGGGCTGTTTGTATATACTGTTGTCATTTTAATCTGTCGTTATAGTTTAATAACTGTTCTTATTGAAATTAGTTGCTGATCACTGTAACTTATTTTTGTTCTATTGTCAATAAAAATCATATCCCCGCTAAATTTATTTATTGTAGGCACAGCATTGACTGTAGAAATAGTAAATGCTGTATCTATAGATCTTTTGTAAAAGCTAGACGATGTAGTCAATGTATAATTATTTTTACTTAAAACTAAAATTTGATTAGAAGAAGAAACAACTTCAACTACTTCGAAAAGTTTAGTTGGGTCTCCGGACAATTCAAGTTGATCATCTGCACTTATACTAGCTACTGAATTTAACGTAACTAAAAAGCAGGATGACCCAGAAGTGTTTGCAAACGCTTTACTGTTACCATATTGCTTAGGATCCTTGATAATTCCAATTTGTCTATAGTCATTGTTAACACTTATACCTTGATTCTTTTCGTTGTTAATTGTAGAGAACAACATAACAGAATCTGCAAATAATTCTTTTACAGGATTACTTCCATGACCGCCAAATGGCGATAAAATTGCATTTGCAGTTGCTCCTGAACCACTTCCAGTAATTACAACATTAGCGAATGTAAAGTCTTGACCTGGATTTGTTATAGTTATAGAACTGACTGTGTTAGTGTTACTAAGATTGACTATACCACTAAAATTAACTCCATCTCCACTAACAGTTACATTGGCGTTCGAATAATTAGTTCCGCCACTTTGTATTTTTATATTGTAAATTGATCCTGGTATAGCTGATAATTCTACTGTGCTTTGAGACGTATCTAAGTCTCCGTATGATAAATCAACAAAAGCATTAGCACCAGTACCATCCCCCACTACTTCTATATCAGCATAAGTGTATCCTTGGCCTCTTGAAGTAATAATAACATCTTCAAGTTGACCTGCTGTATTAATGAATGGAGTTAGCTCTGCCCCAGTTCCATCTCCAATAATTGAAATATAAGTTTGAATGTTGGAGCTATAATTAACACCTGGATCTATAATTGCTATACTATCAATTTGTGTCTGATATAATAATGGAACTATAATTGCTTTACCTGCTGTGTTATAATATCCAGTTCCAGTTGCAGCAATGTCATTTATAACTACATTTGCATTGGAATAATTATTACCACGATCTACAATAATTACATCTATAAACTTACCGGCAGCATTGAACACAGGTCTTAAATTAGCTATCAAGTTCCCTGCGCCACCTTTAAATGTTCCTTGTACAGCTAATGAAACCTCAGCATTACCAAGATATCCAGATCCGTTAGAATCAATAGTAACTCTATCTATTTCCCCTTTTGAATAAAATGCATTCTGCACATTCTTCTGTACAGGCATAAATTCAGCTGTAAGAAATTTATTTCTTGATGATAGAGGAATAGTATATAAAAATTTCCAAACATATCCGTCTGCAGTTGTTATTGGAAGCGCATCTGTACCTGAAGGTGAAGATGTTGAGGCAGACCCATTTCTATTAGATATGCATTTATATACATTAAAATCAGAACTTAGTACATAAAATTGTGCTGTCTTAATTGAAGAAGCACCTGTACTTGACAAATTAGTAGGGGAATAATCTGGATCATATTGATCATAAACTTGACCTGAACTCCAATTAATTCTCTCTACGACATATGAAGCATCACTAACATTAATTTTTTTGAACCCAATTATATTATTTCTTGTCTCATATTCATAGTAATAAGTTGCCTCTGGCGTATCAGGCACATTTTGATCAGGCCACTCTAAGACTTTACCAATAAAATAGTAATAATTAGATCGACGAGTAAATATGTCGTTGAATATTGATTCCGACAGAGCACTGTGAACAGTGTCTT